GTAAGGTTCTTTCTTAAATACCTTATCGCAGTGTAGATGTTAGACCCATCGTTCAGACGTGGAAGGAACATCTACACTGCGATAAGGTATTTAAGAAAGAACCTTACTATTATTTTTGTGAAGAAGTTACGGATGTAGAGTGGGAAGATATTTAACAATTTCTTAACATAGGGGGCTTGGTTAAGTCCCCTATTTTTCGTATATTGTACCTGTATTAATAATTAAAAAATAACACATATGAATTTAGGTTACGCATGTATCAACATGACATTGGGTAAACAGAAACCCAAAATTACTACCAACCGTAGTATGATTAAAAAAACCTTTTTAGAGAAAGGCATTCCTTATGCATCTGAGCTAGGAATTCAAAACGCAAGAGATTTAGTAGAGATTATTAAATGGAATCATCAGAATGGTATTAACTTCTTTAGGGTTAGTTCTGATATGTTTCCTTGGTCATCCGAATATGAGTTCGAAGATATGCCACATTACAATCGGATATCTAATCTATTAGCAGGTGCTGGGCATCTTGCTAACAAATACAATCAACGTATCACATCACATCCAGGTCCATTCAATGTATTGGTATCACCTCGTAAACACGTAGTAGATAACACTATATCAGAGTTAACTAGACATGGTAAGGTGTTTGACATGATGGGGTTGAGTAGAACTCCTTACAACAAACTTAATATACATTGTAATGGTGTGTATGGCGATAAGATATCTGCTATGGATAGGTTCTGTAAGAACTTTGAAAGATTACCTGAATCAGTTCAGACTCGTTTGACTGTAGAGAATGATGATAAGGCATCTATGTACTCTGTAAAAGATTTAATGTACATACATGAACGTATTGGTATTCCTATTGTATTCGATTATCACCACCACAAATTTTGTACTGGAGATTTATCTGAAGAAGAAGCTCTTAAACTTGCTGTAAGTACTTGGGGTGATATCAAACCTGTAGTTCACTATTCAGAATCTAAAGCATTGAATGAGAATCTTAATGTAAAGTTACAAGCTCATTCAGATTACATCAAAGAAATTCCTAATACTTATGGATTAGATGTAGATATTATGGTAGAGGCAAAAGCTAAAGAGTTAACCATTTTAGAATACATTCAGGCGAAAGCATAGTATGGTCGTTTGCTTGTTTTAGTATTAATTATTATTATTTTAATACTTATTGTTATAGGTTATTAGGTTGTCTAACAAGCTAATTACTTATTACTTATTAATAATAGTTGTAAATAAATACAGAACTCAAAGTTAATAAAACTAATTTTAAGGAAAAAATATGAAGATTGTTAAAAACTTTTTTTCTAAGAAGAACGGATTTGGATTTTTGATGGTGTTTTCTACACTATCTTTAGCTGGAACGGCTGCATACTATTCAGTATTTGGATTAAGTTCTTTATTTGCTGGTGCTAAAACTGAAGTTATTATAATGGCATCAGCATTAGAGTTAGCTAAATTGGTTGTAGCATCATATCTACATAACCATTGGAGTAAGCTTGGTTGGATTTTAAAATCATATCTTACATTGGGTGTGGGTATCTTAATGATAATAACCTCAGCAGGTATATATGGATTCTTAACATCAGCATATCAAACTACCGCAGATGAATTAACTATTATAGATAAACAAGTAGCAGTAGTTGAAATGAAAAGAGATAGATTTTCAGAACAATTAGCTGATTATAAATTAGAAAAAACCCAACTGAATAATAATATATCAGAATTATCCAAAGGATTATCAAATAATAAAATTCAGTATAAGGATACCTTGGGTAACATTATAACAACTACATCCTCTTCAACAAGAAGGGTTCTTACAACTCAGTTAAATGATATGAAAGAGCAACGTAATAAGGTTTCTATTAAGATGGAAACTCTTACCGATTCAATTACTTCTTTAGATTTAAAAGTATTGGATATGGAATCCAATAATGAAGTAGCCGCAGAGATTGGACCACTACGATATATGGCTGATATTACAAACAAACCAATGGCTACTATTGTAAATTGGTTTACTCTAATGATTGTATGTGTATTCGACCCATTAGCAATCGCTATGGTACTTGCTGTAAATAAATTCATTGGTAGAAAAGAAGAAGAGGAAGATGATTACTATACTGTTAGAAATAAGATGTTACATAAACATTCAGTTATGAATGGTGAAAAGTTGAAAAAGAAAAAAGAAAAACTTAATCAAGAAGAAATGATTAAGAAGAACGAAGAGATTATAGCAGTAACTCCTACTAATACCGATGAGTTTAAAATGAATAAGAAAGAATTCTTAGAAAGTTTAGATAAGGTAGAGAAAAATCTAAAAGAAGATAAAGAAGAGCGTATATATAATCAATTCTCAAAACCATATTCCGATGGTACTCGAATAAACGAAATCGATTCAGACATTGTTGAAGATGATGATATAAAAACTTATTAATAAATTTGGTATTGTAAAATAAATTTCGTATATTTACATAAGTTTAACAATAAAAATAGTTATAAAAGCATATGAGTGATTTATACAACGATGGTAGAACATCTACAACTGGTGGTGATATACAAACAAACTATGATGTAAAATCTAAACCATCTGAAAGAGATAGACATTTTCAAGAGTTTAGAGAGTTCGATTATGGAATTGATATTGAATCAAATATTATTTTAGTACAAGATGAAATTAGCCAAGGTATGATATTCGATACAATATCCAAAATAAGATTACTAAGAAAAATTAACCCACAATTAACATCAGTTAATATATTATTAAATTCACCAGGTGGTGATGTAATAGAAACATTGGGTTTAATTGATTTCATTAGAACCATAAAAAATGATGAAGGAATTTCCACAAATATTATATGTAGAGGTTCAGCTATGAGTGCAGCTGCATTACTATTAGCTTGTGGAACAGGTCTTAGAGCAGCATCTAAACATTCTAAGATTATGGTTCATCAATTATCAACAATGAATTTTGGTAAGTTAGAAGATATTAAATCAAACGCTAAGTTTGCAGAGCAATTAGAAGATGATTGTAATAATCTTATGGAAGAGGTTACAAAAAAAGATAAGAAGTTTTGGAAAGAAAATCAAAGAAGTGATTACTTCTTATCAGCTGATGATGCATTAGAATTAGGAATTATAGATAAAATTATATAAAACAAAAAGTTATGGAATACAATTATAGACCTTTAGGGGATAGAGTAGTAGTAGAAATCGTTAAAAGACACGATGAAAAAACAAAAGGTGGTTTATACAAACCATCAGGTTCAGATACCACAATGATGGGTACAGTAGTGGCAGTTGGTAAAGGGTTATACACTCAAAGCGGTGTATCAATACCAATGAGTACCAAAGTTGGTGATATAGTTCTGTTAGATGGAACTGGATTCAAACATAAGAATGGTGGTAAAACTTATAACATTTATAGAGAGAGTGAATTCTTATCTATATTAGATGAAGCGTAAGTATCTGATAATCAATCAGTTACACTATCACTATCATCACAACACATTGATAATCAATTAGTTAACAAATAAAAAATAAATTATGATACACATTTTAGATGAAAACAAAATCAAAGAGAACTATGATAAGTTCAGAAAATTAATTAACCAAACCTTTGAGGGTGAAAGGTTAGAATCACTTAATAAGATGTATGACCATCTTGAAGATAGAATTGTTCTAACTCCAGCATCATCGATGGAACATTTTCACAACGCATTTGCTGGTGGTTATATAGACCACGTTCTTAGAGTTACTAGAAACGCAGTTAAGTTATATGATATGTATAATGAGTTGGGAATAGGATTGGGTGAGTTCACAAAAGAGAATGTTATATTCTCAGCACTCCATCATGATTTGGGTAAAGTAGGTTCAATGACCGATAGTTGGTATATCCCAAATGATTCACAATGGCATATTGAGAATCAAGGTAAGATTTACAAATCAAATCCTGATATGAAATTTATGAATATGACTGGAAGAACGTTTTGGTTATTAAATCAGTTCGGAGTTAAAGTAGAAGAAGGTGAATGGATTGCAATCCAACTTACAGATGGATTATACGATGAGGCTAATAAAGAATATTACATATCATATGACCCAAACAAAGCTCTTAAATCATCATTCCCATACCTAATGCACCAAGCAGATATTATGGCTACTAGATTTGAGTGGGAGAGATGGAAGAAATTAAAAGAAGGTATTGTTAGTACAAAGAATGTAGGTGGCAGACCTACAACAAAAAAGAAATTAGAAAACGTAACAATGCCAGAGAAGCTTGATTTCAAATCTATCTTTGGTGATACCAACGAGGCCTAATATGGAAATATTACAACAAATAATTTTACCATTAGTGATAATTTTAATATTACTTTATATAGTATGGAACTTACTTCGTAAGGTTGAGAAGTTAGAAGATGGTATAGATGAATCTGATAAACTAATTGAAACAGTTGCCGAATCTGTAAATGATGCATTGACTAGAATGCGTCAAGTAGATAGGGTTGGTTCTTTTGAAGCAGATGATGAAAGTGGTTTTGTATTTAAAGAAATACAAGCTGCATTAGATAAATTAAACAATGAAATAAATAAGAATGCCTAAAAAAAGAAGAAAAAGGAGTAAAAGATATTTTACCAAAATTACAGAGATAGCTATAAACGCATATAATGGTTGTGATGATAATGCATTAAAAAATAAAATCTATAACAGATTCATTCATTACCCATTCGATAAGTTATCAGAAAATGTAATTCATACCTACAAAACATACTACTTCGATGTACCTTATGAAGATGTAAAAGCAAATGTAGTAGCTTTTCTAAATGAGAAGATTCATAAGTTCAATGGAGAGAATGGTAGGGCTTTTTCTTACTTTACAGTAGTAGCAAGAAACTATTTATTTAATGAGAACAATGCTAACTATGCTAGAATGAAATCAAAAACTGAAGTAAAACATATTGATACATCTCGTAATATTGTAAATGAAATAGTAGAACAAAACAACAAAGAGGCAAAATCAGATTTCATAGACCATTTTACAAAATATATAGATTATCATTTATATGAGTTGTTTCTAAAAGATAGAGATAGAGCTATAGCAGATTCTATAAATGAATTATTTAAGAACAGATATGATTTATATTCGTACAATAAGAAGGCACTCTACATACTTATTAGAGAAAGAACTGGGGTTCATACTCAATACATAACTAAGGTAGTAGGTAAATTAAAATTAATTTATGTAGAGTTGTATAGAGAGTACAATGTAAAAGGCCACTTAGCAGTGACTTACAAATTAAAGGATAGAAATGGATAAAGATACAGAATTATTTAAAGGAAAAACATTTTCAGATATTATGTCTGATGTTTACAACAATTCAAAAAAGAAGGATAGACAATTAAAACTTCTTATTGCTCAGTTAGAACCATTGGTTAAAAACCTAAGTGATGCTACTGTAATTGTTCCTTTGATAAAAGAGTATATGGATGTATCAATTCGAAATGATGACCAAATAGTAAAGTTAGCAGCTATTGTTCAAAGAATGATGAAGGATGCTAACTCAGGTGATGAAGGTGGATTTGGATTAAGTGAAGAAGAAAAGAAACAATTAATCTCAAACGCTGAAGCTATAGATAAAACTATCGAATCATTACAATCAGAAGAGGGAGATGAATAATGGCTCGACAGGGTAAGATAACAGTAGCTACTGTACAAAAGATAAATCTAAAAGATGATGATGTAAATGAGTTGTATGCAATTCAAGGATATACTCAAACTACAGTCAACCAACAAATAAAAGCATATCCATTGGATATGTCTATGAGAAGGATTCCATTGATTGGTGAAACTGTTATTATAATGCAGGGAGCATCTGGTGAATCAGAACCTACAAAAAGAAATTCTAATACTACATATTATTATCTCAACCCAGTAGCAATACAAAAGAATCCTCACAATAACGCATTACCAACTTCTAAAACATTACTATCAACTGGAGCCCAATCTATAAACTATCTTGCATCTGCAGCTGGTGTACCGGGTGTTAGTGGTGGAACTGATGATAAAGAATTAGGAAGGGGATTTTCTGAAAGAGATGATGTGGGTTCGGTACAACCATTTATTGGTGATGTATTAATGGAAGGTAGGTTCGGACACTCTCTAAGATTCGGATATACACCAACGGGTGCTAAAACAACTAAAGAACCATCTTGGATATCATCTACAGATAACGACCCAATTACAATTATATCGAATGGTAGAAAGAGTGGTGGTTCTTACAATAAATTTATTATAGAAGATGTTAATGATGACCTTTCATCTATATGGTTAGGTTCATCTCAAAAGATAAAACTCACACCAGCTCAAAGTGGAATTGCTGGAGCAGATGCACCGGGACAATATTCCAAACCATCTATACTAATGAATTCAGATAGAATATTTCTTAATGCTAGAAACGAAAATGTTATAATATCTGCTAAAAAAGATATTATAAACTCAACACCGGGGTGGCAGATGGAGATGGATAAATTATTTACATTAGTAGAAAGTTTAGCAAGTGAATTAAAAGATTTAACATCAGCAGCCGCAACATATACGACTGGAGTAGGACCAACTGGACCTGCTACTAATGCTGCAAAAGTTGCTAAGATACTTAGTGATATAAAAGCAATGAAACAATAGTATGCCAGCAACATTCCCATCAACATTTATACCTATAGTTGGAGCGTATCTTAATTTACCAACCGAAGGAAAAACAGAAGAAGAAACTGCAGAGATGATAGCATCACAATATCACCTAGCAGTAACAACGGCTAATACATCACTTCATGCAAACATGCCGTTTGTACAAGCTCCATACGCTCCAATTAAAGCAGCTGTATTAAAAACTTTAATGGATATCAAAGAATCTGAAGGAAAGGCAAAATTGATACATTTTAAAGATTGGGCAATAGCAACATCAGCATATTGGTTATCAACTACAATGTCACCCGTACCATTTCATCCAGTCAATATGGCATTATCAACAGCAACATTTGGAATACCTACTCCAATAGTACATATCATAAATAATGGCGGGAATATCCCAGCGTTACAAGCTGCTTTGTTATTAGCGTTCTCAGATGAACCATCACCAGTATTATATGGTATTCCGTTTGCAACAAAATTAGCATTAGCATTTACTAATCATTTAAAGACTGTTAGGGGAATACAAACTGAATTAGTATTTCCAGGTTCAGTATTAACACCACTTCCACCATTTCCTTCACCACAACCTTGGGTAGGGATGGTGTAAAAAGAAAGTTTTTAATATTTATATATAAAGTACACAATTATGAAAGCAAAAGAATTAGCACAATTATTGGAATTAGTAGTAAGAAAGGTAGTTAGAGAAGAACTCAAACCTATCTTATCTGAGGTTAAGAAATCTCAAAAACCCATCATTAGAGAAGTAAAATCTAAAAAGGTGAGAGTTGAGAAAGACCCGTTAGATATCAATCTATCAGAAATTCTTGCAGAAGCTCCTCAGAGAGAAACTGAAAAGAAAACCTTTATGAAAAATCCAATGTTAAACGATATGTTAAATGAGGTAGCTGATAGTGGTGAGTGGAGAAATATGGATGGAAACTCATATACATCTAATCAAGCTCAATCGTTTATGCAAGGTTCAGTACCAACTACCGATATAGATGGTAGACCTATTGATACTAATAATGAAAAAGTAGCGGCCGCAGTTGGAGCTATGACAAAAGATTATTCTCAATTGATGAAAGCGATTGATAAGAAAAAGGGAAGATAGTTAAATGGCTAAGGCGAGAAAAGAATATTTCTATAATCCTATAGATTTCCAAAAGGATGTTGCTGTTGGTGTTAAATTACCATTCGGTAAACCCAATGGTTTATTTGCTCAAAGTTATACAACTGAAGAGCAAGCAACATCTAATTTAAAGAATCTATTATTGACTAGAAAAGGTGAACGACCATTTCAACCAGACTTCGGTTCGGATGTGTATTCTTTACTCTTTGAAAACATAGATATTAATTTAGAGGAACGAATTTCAGAAACACTCTCAGAAGATATCAAATTTTGGTTACCTTATATAGTTATTGATAACATAGATGTTCAAACAGAACCTGATAGAAATTTCGTAAAAATTGAATTAAGGTTTAGAGTTACAGAGCAAGGGGCAAATCAACAGATAATAATTTTTTATGATTCAGCTGGAAGTACAATAGAATAGGTTAAAGATATGGCAAATAAAAAGAAATCAGATTTAGTACAAAAGGATGTATCGTTAATCGGTAGAGATTTTGGAGAGTTTAGAAAAAACCTAATTGAGTTTTCTAAAAACTACTTCCCAAATACTTACAATGATTTTAACGAATCATCTCCTGGTATGATGTTTATGGAAATGGCATCATATGTAGGTGATGTGCTATCATTCTATACAGATACACAATTAAGAGAATCACTATTAACTACTGCTGAAGAAAATACAAACTTATTTAATATTGTAAACTCATTAGGATACAAACCAAAAAATATTATACCAGCATCTGTAACAATGGATGTGTTTCAATTAGTACCTGCTACTGGAGTGGGTGATAATGTAAGACCTGATTTTGATTATGCTATGACATTATCTGAGGGTATGATTATCGGTTCAACTGATTTTAGTAATGTTGAATTTACAACAATAGCATCAGTTGATTTCTCATTCTCTTCATCATTCGATGCAACTGAAGTTTCTGTTTATCAAATTGATGAAAGTACAAATGAGCCGGTTTACTACTTACTAAAAAAACAAATAAAAGCTACGAGTGGAAAAGAAGAAGTAAAAACATTTCAATTCGGTCAAGCTAAAATTTATGATAAAATCAAAATAGAAGCCGATAATCTAATAAGGGTAAAAAACATATCCGATTCAGATGGTGATACTTGGACTAGAGTTCCTTACTTAGCGCAAGATACTGTATTTGAACAAATAGATAATAACGAAGATAACTCAACATACTTACATCAGTATAGCGGTGATACTCCTTATCTATTAGAATTAAATAG